CCTGGAGGAGTTCTATAATCTTGGAGGCGCAACAGGCTACACCCATAACAAGACCATTGAGGAGATAGAGAAAGATTTCGAGAAGGATCTGAAACGTATGGTCAGCAAAGGAACAATAACCGGGAGTTTTGCCGGATCAGCCAGAAAGATATTCCGGGGCGTAGAGGCATGGAACAGGCTGTTTGAGGATGCTACAAGGTTCAGCGTATATCTTTCCTCACTCGCAGCAGGAAATACAAAGGAGGACGCTGCCTATGATGCTAAAGAGGCTTCTGTAAACTTCAACCGCAAAGGGAAGGGATCAAAAGCATGGGACGCTTATTTCGCTTTCTTCAACGTAGCAATACAGTCCTTACAGAAGAACTTCAAACTCGGGAAGGACTATCCGGCCAGGTTCGCAGGGATAGCTACTTCGTTTGTCATGCTTGGATTTCTGGAAGCTATGATGAACGCCATAACGGATGACGATGACGATGATAAGTCGTATTACAACCTTAATCCATATATGCGCCAGAACTACCTTGTCATTCCGCTTCCAGGAGCCGAAGGAGGTAAGGCGAATAAATATCTCAGTGTACCGCTTCCGCAGTTCTGGAGGGGCTTTAAATCAATCGGAGCCATAGCTTTCGATATTGCAACAAAGAGAATGACAGCAAAAGAGGGTATCATGGATGCTCTTGGAAATTTCGGTTCTGCAATGCTGCCGGTTGATATCGGAGGGTTCTATAACTCAGGGGAGTTCTCATTTGCTCCTATCGTGCCGACAGTGCTTAAACCTGTGGCAGAAGTATTGGAGAATAAGAACTACATGGGATATACCATAAAGAACGAACCGTTCACCAGGGAGCAAAAGAAATATCTTGCTGATGCCGGACTTGGGAAAGATAATGTAAACCCGGCAGCGAAATTCTTTACAGACCTTTTGTTCCGTTGGGGAGGTGGAGAGAATAAGTACAAGTATTACTATGACGAGCAACAGGGGAGGGATCGTAAGGTTCCTGGAATCCTTGATATTAACCCGTCAACCGTAGAACACCTGTTTAAAGGTTATACCGGAGGCTCCGGAGGCGTATTCTCTGACCTTATAACTACCATCAAGCAGGCAACAGATCCGGACACAGATATTGACTACCGCAATGTGCCGTTTGTCAACAGGTTTGTTCGTAAGACTCCAGAAGCCAAGTGGAATATCATCCGGGAATATTACGACAACAGGGACGATAAGAACATAGGTGTATTCGTAGAGAAGGACCTTGAAAAACGCGCAGAACAAACAGGCGATTGGTCCAAACTCGAGAAAAGGTATAGCAACCTGTATATCCAGGAATACACTGAGATATTCCGTATGTACGAATCAGAGCTTGACGATGCAGCAAAAGACAAGTCGTTTGACCTGGTGGAAGGATCAAAACGTGCCGTTGATCTGATGGAACAGTGCAACAGCGATATTGCCAAACTCAAAGAGAGATACAATAAAAAATAATAGCCATGAGGATAATTACTTCACCGCAGGATCTTATAGGTAAGGATACCGAAACACTTGGGATGCGCCCTCAGAAAGTCGTACCCCTGTACTCAAAATCCTTACTCGCAAGCAGTGATAATGTAAGGGAGAACCTTCAACTGCTTGACCAGTGCAGGATATATTGGGACAGCATGAGGGATTTCCGGGACCGCCGTAAGAGAAGCCGGAAATACTACCGGGGCGATCAGTGGTCAGACTATATCAAAGATCCGGATGATCCCGAAAACAGCACCATCACAGAGAATCAATATCTTATTAACCAAGGGAAAGTTCCTTTAAAACAAAACCTTATTGGCAAGAACGTCCGAAACCTTGTCGGGCAGTACCTTTCTAATCCGGCCCAGGCAGTTGTACTATCGAGGGCAAGGGAGAATGCCACCTTAACGGAGATGTTCACCAATGCCCTTCAATATGCCCTGCAGAACAATAACTCAAAGCTGCTTGACATATCCTCATTCCGGGAACTTATTCTTTCCGGTGCTACCTTCCAGAAGATAAGCTATGACTATTTCCAGGAACGGGACATAGAGGACGTATCAATCCGCAACCCTTCCAGCGCAAGGATGTTCCTTAATACGGACGTAGAGGATATAAGGCTTACAGATGTTCGTCTTATCGGAGAGATCCTTGACATGCCCCTGGATGACCTTTGCTGTGCCTTTGCCAAGACACCGGAGGATGAAGAAAAAATAAGAGAGATATATTCAGGTATCCTGGACCGGGCATACTTTACCGAATACGGCCTTGATACTTCAACCATTGACAACCTTGATTTCTACCTTACGAAAGATCTCAATAAAGCAAGGCTTATCGAAGTATGGACACTTAAGAAGGAATGGAGGATAAGAGCTCATGATCCGCTTGACGGAAGTTATAAGATCACAAAATACTCGTACAAGGAGATAGCCCAGGAGAATCGTAACCGTATCGAGATGAGTAAACAGATCGGCATGGATGAAAATAAGGTTCCTCTTATCGAAGCAGAACGCCGTCTTGAACAGGTATGGTATGTTAAATACCTTACTCCTTACGGGCAGTGCCTCTATGAAGGCGAAACACCTTATGCACACCAGAGCCATCCTTATGTCATTACCATGCAACCGCTTGTTGACGGTGAAGTATGGGGGCTTATCGAGGACATGATTGACCAGCAGAGATATGTTAACCGCCTGTTTATCCAGTATGACAGTATCATATCCGCTTCGGCAAAAGGTGTGCTTATGGTCCCGGAAGATATCATACCGGATCACATGACACCGGATGACTTCTCAAAGGAATGGACGAGATTTAACGGGGTTATCTTTTACAAACCTAACCCACAGCACCAGAAGATACCAGAACAGATATCCGCGAACTCCACGAACATAGGGCTTCGGGAAATGATTGCATGGCAGCTTCAGATGTTCCAAGACACTTCGGGTATATATGGGGCCATACAGGGAAAGGAGACAAACTCAGGAACTCCGGCCTCTCTTTATGCACAACAGGCGCAGAACGCAACCATCAACACCCTTGAGCTTATGACATACTTTGAGAACTTCCTCCAACAGAGAAGTAAGAAGATATTGAAAGTCATTGCTCAATACTACAAAGAGCCCAGGTATCTGGCTATAAATGGTAAATCGCTTACTCCCGAAGCAAAGCTCTATGATCCGAAGGCTGTCGAGAACATAGATTTTGATGTTGTGGTTACTCAGGGGACAGACACACCCGTTTACCGCCAGCTCATTGACAACACTCTACTTGAACTACTGAAGGGACAGTTGATTGATCTCGAGATGTACTTACAGCAGACATCATTACCATTTGCGGATAAGCTTCTGCAGGCAGTAAGAGAGAGGAACCAGAAACTTTCCCAGGGCCAGGTACCGGGAGCAATACCACCGGAGCTTATGGCACAGGTTCAACAGGGTGTGGATCCAAGATTTCAACAGGCTATTTCACAGCCGGCAGCATAGATATAAGGCAGCAATCCCCTTGCTGCCCTTTATGTTTAACTAAACCAGATAATATGGGGGCAACTATTCATCTATACGATAAAGAAACAAGAAAGTACGTCAAGACTTTTGGAAGCTATGGCGAACTTGAACAGGAGTTAGGATTATACCGGGGCTATGTTTATGAATTTCTCAAAGGGAAAAACAAACAGGCCAAGGTCCTTATCTCAACTCAGAAATACGACACATATCCGGGAGTAACATCTGTCCCGGAGGTACGCAAAGAGGAACCAAAGCAGGCACCGCAAAGCGATTTGCTGCTATCTGAAACGGATCTTCGGCAGAAACATGATATGTTCTATAAGGTTCTTTCTTTCGTGAAAGAGATACCAGGCGGTATGTTTGTGGAGGAATCTAAGATGCTCCGGCAGCTTGGCATCCTTGGCAAACCAAGATACAGGGATATAATCTCCAGGGAAGAACTGAAAGAATTTAGGGGTAAGGTTGACGGGACCATCTATTATGGCTCACCGGCATCAATAAAGAAACTAAAAAGTGAGGCTGTATTACAATGAACGGAAAAGACTTTCTTTCAGAGGACCAGCTAAAGGGGCGCCATAATGAGGAGAAGCAATATCTTCAGAGCATTGTTGCCCAAAAGGATGCAGCTATTAAGGAATACCGCAAGGAGCATGGACGTTTAGAGGTATTCTTTAACAGGGTGATCGAATGTATTGAACCTGTGGAACCGCTTGAAGATATGTTCCGCAAGACCTACCGGACAAAAAAGAAGTCCGGATCAGACATAATACCTGTCATGCAAGTAACGGATTCACACATGGGCGAAGTGCAGATCCCGGATGAGATTGAACATTTCGGGGCATATAATCCCGAACTGTGTAAGAAACGTAACCTGGGATTCGCAGGAGGCTTTATTGATTGGGTGATGCTTCACCGCAATGCCTATAATATCCGCAGCTGTAATGTGATATTTACCGGAGATCTGATCTCAGGCGATATCCATGAGGAGCTTCGGGTAACAAATGCCTTTCCGGTCCCGGAACAGGTTGTTAGAGCAGCAGAAGTACATGCAACACAATTGATGCTGCTTGCTCCTTATTTCGACACTGTGACCGTTGATTTTCTTACTGAGGATAATCATTCCAGGCTGACCAAAAAGCCACAGGCAAAGGAGGCCGGAGTAAACTCATACGGATATCTGATCGCAAAACTTCTTGAGGCATATATCAAAAAGCATAACAATATCATCTTTAACATACATCCGCAGCACGAAAAGGTGATCCGGATCAGTAACCGGAACTATCTTATCACTCATGGACATGGCATAAAGGCATGGATGGGTATTCCCTGGTATGGCATCGAAAGAAGGGCAGCAAGGGAGGCAATGGCAAGGCAGAGTATCATAATGAATGACATTGCAAGAGCCAACGAGATAGGGTTCCATAAGATTGTTCATGGCCATTTCCATGCTCCCTTTGACAGCATGCTGTATTCTTGTGGGGGATCGGTGTCCGGGACTTCGGCTTATGATCATTCTGCCGGCCGTCATGCAGCGCCATCACAACCGGCATGGATGGTACACCCGGAATGGGGAGAGTTTAACAGGATTAACTTCTGGTTGGAGAGATATGATAATGACTAACGAATAAAGGATCTCGCGTAGTGTGAGTTTTTTCATAGGTTAGTTTTAGTCCCCGGTACGAGTTGCCGGGGATTTTTAATGACACTTAGTAATAATCTCATTTAATTGCCGCTTGTCTCCCTGAGTTCCTGTCATAAATAATGTATCTGACTTAGATATTTCGTAAAGCCTTATCCCTTCTTCATCAAAGTCGCATACGGCATTAACGGTATAATAATCGTGAATTAATTCTTTGTGCTGGTCAGTTATATAATACCAGAAGCTTTTTTCAAATGTTTCACAGGTCCAGCACCGCCTTTCATCTTCCTTCTTTTCACAGGCAAGACTACTAAGAATTACTAATAATGCAATAATTAGGAGTTTTTTCATAATGGCTTAAATTTATTGATAAAGATAATTTAATTGTAACAATTCACCATGATGTTCGATGTTCCTGTATTCCACAGAAGGGAATAGCTGTAATACATGCGCCAGTTCTTCAAAGTGACCGGCAATAAGATTGAAATAGTTCTCGTCCAGAAGATAGACAATGTAGCATATCTCAATGATACGTGGTAAATAGAGGGATTGTTCCGGTGAATCATCCCAAATGGAATGGCAATTAGAATGGGCAAGGCATGTATTGAGTTTTACGGTTTGCAGTTCCCGGCTGTAACTCCTTCTGATGATATGCGAGAGCTCACCTTCCTTCCGTACTAAGTGCCCACAGTATCCACAAACGGGATAATGCCTCAAGTACCATGCCCTGTGCTGGTTGCAGATACGGTCTATTTGGGATTGTGATAGCATCCGGGCCCCGAATATTGATAGATTAACATTCCTGTCTCCTTGTAAGTTTTGAGCCATTCCTCCGGTGTCATGCTGTCAGGGATTAATGCAGTATTGATAACCGTTATATCCCCTCCCGGCATAGCAGGATCACAGCCGGCAATGAACTTCTTCTCTGGATTATGTGCCAACGCATTTGGTGCTACAACTGCTGCAACACTCACAAAACCAAGTTTTTTTAAAAAGTCTTTTCTGTTCATAATTTATCTACCATTTTATTAAGCACTGTTTCAAAATGTTTCCTCATATCCTCCAAATGTTTCTCCGTTGCTTGGAGCTTCCCTTGCATGTGGTTCTCATTCTCGGTCTTTATGTTCTGCCCTGAAAGGTAGTCTGCCATTTCCTTAAAGAAAATAAGCGACATCCTTTGCGGAATGACCAGGAGATGATATAATTTCTTCGGGGACTGACCAAGTTCGTCAACCTCCTGCCGGATGAGTTTCCCGTTTTTCTGGCCTATTACATAGGCTTTGGAAGGAGTAATATCAACCATATCAATGATTGTCTCTCCCGTACTCCAGTTTGTCCATACTTGTAGTTTCATCTTTCTTCTCCTTATCCTTTTTCTCTGCTTCTGATGTCTTGATGATCCCTGCTTTTTTTGATTCAGTTGTCGTAACAGGGCCACCGGAAACGACATGGCCTACAAACTTTGGTCTGTCCATGGTTACCTTTGGTTATAGTAATACTTCATAGTCTGTTTGACGCTGTGGTTGTCACTCCACGTTCTGCACCCGTACTGCTTCTTGTTTACGGGCTTAAAGTTCCGCGCATGATACCGTTGGTATGCGCATCCGGTAAGGCATGTCATCAATAAGATGAACAAAGCCAGGGTGATGAGTTTTTTCATAAATGATGTTCTATAATTTTATCGTGTTCAAAATCTAATTCCGGGACGAAACTTTCGTTCGGAAGCATAAGGGTTATATGCAGCTCGATCTCAGCATCGGCCCGGATACGGGCAGCATAATCCCAAATCTCCTTTGTATTGAGCATGGTAGTCGATCCGGATTCAATGATGAGTTTGTATTTCCTGGTCTTGGTGTCGTATACAAAGTCATGCTTGAAGTTAAATTTGCGCTTATAAGCCTCATGCACTTCCTCCGGACTGTTCCCTGTGCACTCCGCAATGGGGGCATAGATAAATCCCCACAGGTAATCATTGAAATCAACAGACCTTGCAGGAAATATATCTTGAACGGCAACCTTGTAAGGGAGCCTCCTTTCCTGCAAGAGCCTTGACAACTCCAATGCCTGTTTCTTATTGCGGATAACAAAATAGTCCATGGGTTACATCCTGCTCATATCATCCTCTTTCGAGGGGTATTGCCTTACTTCGTATTTGCTTATCTTGACCTGGGTTTTGGAATGTTTCTTCCCGTCCTCCCCGTCCCATACGCTTGTTGATAACTTACCTTCTACGGCTATCTTCTTCCCTTTGGTGAGAGTCTTTTCAACACTCTCCGCAATCTTACCAAAGCAAACCAGGTCCACCCATGTAGTCTTTTCCTTCTTCTCCCCGGTTCTCTTGTCATCCCACTTCTCTGTGATAGCTACCGGCATTGTGGCAGTTGCCATGCCACTGTCATTATAGGTCACCTTCGGATCTGTCCCGAGGTTCCCTTCCAGTTCAACGTAATTAGCTCTTGTCATAAAAATTAACTTATAGGTTTATTTCTTCTCTTTCACACTCAATCTGACCTCTACTTCGATGTCAAACTTTTGTGAGATCATATTTGGTTCGGGGGTGTATTTATGGACGCCAATAGGGATGGGGATTATTTCTCCTTCTTCCAGAATGTAATTAAAAAGACCGTTTACTGCCTTATCAAATTCCGATCTCCCTTTTGGATCCGGCTCATTCTTTTCCTCCGGCTTGGTATCTGCCTTTGGCTCGGGTTTCTTCCCTTCTGGCTTCTCGTTGAATAGCTTCTTGCCCTTCTTTCTTTCTTTGCGCTTTTCCTCTAATTTCCTTGTGCTTTCCGGCTTGTCTGCACTTATATAACTCTCGCCTTCCTCAATCTGTTTTCCAATACTTTCACTGAGTTGTTCACACTCCCGTCTGTCTTTCAGGAGCTTCTTTGCTCCTTTGCTTACGGATGGTTCTTTCTGTTCCGGCTGCTTTTCGGGAAGTGGCTCCGGTTTTGGCTCGGGCTGTAGTTCCGGTTTCTGTTCAGGTTGTTGCTCTGTCTTTTTCTTGGCCTCTTTTTTCTCCACTGCCTTTTTGTGCTGTGCCTCAAGCTTATCGTAGATACTTGGTGCTGGTGCCGGTTCGGGTGCTGTTTCCGGGGGAGTATTCAGTAATCGTGAAGGAACGTAGCCTCTGAGCTTCTTTCCTGACATTCTCCATTCCTCCATGTCTACCCATAATGTTTGTTGTACTCGCTTCCATCCATTAGGATTCTTTACATTGGAGATAGAGGCCGAATCGGTCCCGAAGTGTGCAGCAACCTCCTTCTGCATGAGATCCTTGTCATCTGCAAGGGCATTGCAAAGGGCGATCTTGATGTTCTCTTTTGTTAGATCATTCATCTTTTTGTGCTTTTGGTTGTTTAACTTGTTTATACTGAGCAATGATTTGCTGGTTACTGGAAACAATGTCAATGGACTTTTCAAGCCTTTCAAACAATGTCATCCTTTTGAGAACCCCCCTTCGTGTCAGGAGTTTTATATCCGAACTGTTAAGGGCTGCCACGCTTCTTGTCAGAGGATCTTCCAGAATATAATATGTCCGATGGTCTTTTGCATTGTAAGCCTTTGCCCTGTCAATAGCCTGTTGTACCTGTTTTATCCTTCGCCTCATGTTCCACTTGATAATCCATTCCGACCGCCATTCCTGGTAGTCAATGCGGAGGCGCGTCCAAAAATCTTTGAAAATATTTGCCATATACTACGTTTTTGGTTTCTCTTTAATACCTCAATTTGTTTTTTAAGGGTGGTTATTTCCTGATCCTGCTCAAATACATGGTTTTCTAATCTATTTCTGGCCTTAACAAAATCAGCTATTAATTCATCCCTGCCATAATAAATCTTAACCTCAGCCGAATAACTGTTTCCAATACATACCTCTATCCTGTTTTCAACCAACAATTTGGTCTTTTCTGCCAGGTCATCCCGGAGTTTATTATATTCCGTTGTCGAGATTGTTACTGTACCTTCCATGTTTTTTACTGTTATATTGTCGCTTCGCTTATTATCCTTTTCTTCGGCCTTGTCTGTGTCTGCTCAATCACCTTCGGCAGAGGCATGAATTTCAGCGCACACCATAAACCTATGGCTGTGCTCATCACCAGGTCATCTTTACACCCTGCCACTGCACCATAACTGCCACTTTCCTTGATCTCGTAGGTATCCATTTCATTACAAGCCCTCTCGTCCCTCTCGATATATCCTTCTTCCCTGAGAACTGCATTTAACAGGTCAATAACCATCGGCTTTGTGGTGATATTGGTCTGGAACCCGTACTTAATAGGTAGTCCCTGTCTGATCTTCTCCGGATCTGTCCTTGCATATATGTTTGGATAGAACTTCACAAGCTCATCGAGGATAGTAAGGAAATGACCGCCCCTCTCCCCTGTTTCTTCGTCTTTATCCAGACTATTGCTCTCCACGATCAGAAGCGCATTATTATAGAACTTCGCTATCTGTGCAGCAACCCAAGCAACAAGGTCCTGGTCCAAATGCCCCCTCCATGTGGCAACCACCTCCGGGATGCCTCCGGGCTCAGTCATCCAATACCTGTCAAATACCCTTATGACTGAATAGTCGGCCTTGGCCCAGCGACCTCCGATATCAACACTCACTACATACCTGTCGCTAACCTTGATGCTGCTATCCGGCATCATCCATATCCACAGCTTTCCCTTGGGATCTTTCTGAAACTCCAGCCCTTCAAGTGCTTCTTTACCAAGGTGTGATTTCCCTTTAAGTTCGCCAATGAACTCAGGAGGGGTATTGTTCTTCCGGGCGTTCTGGACGTAGAAGGGACTGAATACCCGTTTATCTGATGCCGAAAAGCTCTCTTGCCATGTACTGGGAAATTCGTTCATCATGCGCCAGTTATCATAATGCTTGGCTTTCTTGAACGTGAAATACCAGTTGATTCCTTCCAGTGTCGCACCGAGGGACCAGAGGAATTGAGCATAAGTATCTGTCCACATCTTTTCAATGAACTTCGTATAGTCATTGATCTTCAGCTGGTACATTTCAATCTCATGCCATGCAACGAATATCGGGACGTAACCGGATTCCCCTGCTTTGGCTGCCAGCCATTCCCTGTGGAAGAAGTTACCAACTCCCTTGGCGGTAGATTCCAGAACTTCTAAAGCATAAGGTACGTCCGGGATTGTCGCGCGAAGGTTCTGAACAAGGTCCTCCGCACTCTTTGTTGTTGTGCTCTTAAAAAAAGCGGCTTCCGAAAAATGACACATTGCAAAGTCGTGTGTTCTCAGACTGTCGGGCTTTTCGGCAGATCCGATCCCTATTATACATTCCCTCTCAACGACAAAGCGCTGTTTACTCGATCCCTCAAAGGGGGCAAGGGTTATCTTCCCGAACTCCACAGGATAGTTCTTTGCCATGTCAGAGTATTTTCCCCGGACAGCCCTTGCCTGGTCCTCCACTGCCGTCACTATTGAGCTATGCCATGCAGTCTTATGTATCTGCTGTATCCATAGCATATATGCCTGGATGACTGTCGAACCTCCCCATTGACGGGCCTTATCAATGATTGCCCGGATAGGCTTTAAGGCAAGGCGCATCTTCTCAAATGCGACAACTACCTTACGCTGTGGACGGTTTAACTTAAAAGGGATGGTCTGTTTTGTCCTTTTGTCGGTGATCCTGCAAGTGACATACACCCAAAACTCAAAGTCATATTTGAACCGGAGCTCAATAAACCGCAGCACTGCATCCATGTCCGAAGCAATGGGCCCTACTGATGCCATTACCTCTAACAGCGATCCGGTCTTATTGAGCTGGTCTATAAGATCCTTATGGACCTTATACATTGATTTTGGTATGTTCCAGGTGAATTTATTCCCTCCGGCATAGAAGGTAACCGGCACCCTGTCTATTGGTGATCCGGTTCCAGTGACGGGGTTATAAGGAGCAAACAAAACGGCTTTCCGTTTCGCGTTCTCCTCCAGGATCCTTGTGATGTCCTCATTTGTCATTCCTGACGCCCTTTCAATAATGTTCTTACTACTCGTTGTGCATGGTCAGCTGAACACTTTGACCTTTCCGCTACAACCTCCCAGATCGTAGCTTTAGAAACCCGAGAACCTAATTTTATGTTTTGAACCTCAAACTGGTTAAATTCTGATACTGCCTTGTAATACTCTTTTAAAATGTCCTCATGTTTCTCCTTTGTTTTTGTTTCTCTTATCTCTCCCATAGTTAAGATACAGACATTTTGACGTAAATATAAGGTTATTTACCCATTCAACCCGTCTATTAAACCGAAAGGTTATCAACATATTAAATACTTTGCGCTTTGATAAATACAGAATCTTGTATGCAAAATTAACATTTATAAACAATGAAATAGCATGGAAGGATCAGCAGGATCGGGTACCGGAACTTCACAGGGAGCATCAAGCGGAGAAGGAACCGGACAATCACAACAAAGCCAGGGTACTCAGGCAGCCAAAGCCGGTGAAACTGCATTAGCAGCAGACCAGCAGGCAGCCCCGGAACCTACCCAGGAAGGCGAAGCGAAAGAGACAAAAGAAACAAAGGAGGTAACTCCTGAAAAGAAACCTTACCGGTGGGCCGACAGGCTCTCTAAAGAGTATCCGGACCGCAAGTATGAATCGGATGACGATTACGACACAGCGATGGATGAATACCTGGGAGAACTGGAGGGATACCGCGAGAGGGGAAGGTTAGCAAACCAGAAGCTTATTGGACTTTTTGACACAGAACCGGTGGTTGGCAGTATAGTCAGGGATATGCTTGAGGGAAGCAGCGCAAGGTCAGCTCTGGCCAGGCATTTCGCACCGGAGGACCTTGTTCCGCAGGAAGGTGATGATGACCATGAGGCATGGAAGAAGAACAAGGCAGAGAGGGAAGAACGTCTTGCAAAGCGCAAGAAACGTGATGAGGATTACACCAATAATACCAAAGCTACACAGGCTGCAATAGAGGAATTTGTCACAGAGAACGGGATGGATGACGCAGCAGCCGGAGAGTTCCTTTCATATATCGACACTCACATCGGAGATGTTATGAACGGCAAGCTCTCAAAAGAATTACTGAGTATGTTCCACAAAGCCCGGAACTATGAAGCCGAAGTCGCAAGAGCACGCGAGACAGGCGAGATCGCCGGGCAGAATAAAAAGATAGTGGCCGAGAAGGAGAAAGAACCAGTGGGTGACGGACTTCCGAAACCCAAGAATACAGGCTCCGGGCCAGACCAACCACAGAGGCAGCAATCTTGGATTGACGGCCTGCGTGATGCAGCCAAAAAGAGAGAAACGTCTGATTAGGCAAGAGTTATTAACAATCAATTTATTGAAAATGAAAAAGATAAACCTGTTTAAAATCGGAATAAACCTGTTCGGGCTCATTTTTATGATGTCTCTTTTTACAGGGATCTCCGCTGTTCTAAGCGGTGCTGCCGGGCTTGGTGCTACCATTGCCGTTGGTGCAGTTATCGCCAGTGAACCTGTGACAGTACAGGACGTTAAGGCCGGATCTGCCGACCTTGACACCAGTTACATATCGAAGGTTATCACTGAAATGCGTCCTGCCGCTACTCCTCTGGATACCATTCTGAGGAATATCAATAAGGACGTTAAAATTGAATCTTTTAAGTCTGACTTCTATTCTGTCTCTACCCGTCCTCTTTATGATACGGTTAAGACACAGTACACGAAGGCTGGTGACGGTCATGCTACCACAGCTCTTAACGTCAATACGATCTCTATGTGGACCGTTGACGATACCTGTCTTTTCAGGGGCATAACCGGATCTGACGGACTTGACCTCATGTGTCTTGTAGTTGATAAGAGTGTATCAAACGCAACCATTACCATTCAGCCAATGAACGGTACTGCCGGTAGTGGAACAACTGCCGGTCTTGAGATAATTCCTGCTACCATCCCTGTCAATACAAGGATAGTAAGATGCGGTCCTGCAAAGAACGAACTTGATGCACAGACCTCTCCTTATGCTATAATCCCTGTGAAGGATTATAACTATATGCAGATATTCATGGCACAGGTTGAAGAATCTGTTTTCCAGAAGATGCATAGCAAGGAAGTACAGTGGAACTTCAAAGATTACCAAGTCCAGAGTATCTATGATATGAGGGCTACTATGGAGTTCTCATACATCTTTGGAGTTCGCAAGCAGTTCCCTGATGCGGTTAATGCGAAAGAGAGATACACCACAGGAGGTATATGGAGATCAATAACCAAATCACTTGAATATGGAACCGGTGGAACAGACAGGACCATTGACAATGCAACATTTGTTGATTGGACTAAGAGTATCTTCACAGGTAACTCCGGAGCTGACACCAGGTTTGTATTTGCCGGTGACGGCCTTATGGCTAATCTTGCAAAGGTTGATACCATCATCAAGCAGATAGAAGCCAAGCAGACAGAAG